TCAGATAGCAAACGAAGGTGTACCAACCGCATTGAAAGCATCCATCATGCCGCCATCGCCTTTCTGTTTCTCATCCACCTTACAAGTGACAATCCGCTGCTCACCACCAAATTCAAGCTTGAAAACACAATCCGACAGGGCGACAAACTTATAGCCCATGCTCACCAAGTCGCGATTGGTGATAGAAAAACGCTTACTGGCTCCCTTATAGACATCTAGGTAAACCAGATAGAAGTTCTGGTTAATGTCGTAGTCCCGCATGTCATCGTAGTAATAGACCTGTCTGGCCCATCCGGTAATGAACATATCAAACCCACTCAACGGGCCGTCTATCTCGATATCTTCCGGGGGCCTACCCGGGGAACCATCATCAACACTAGCGGGCTTTTCTGCCACAACCTCAATCACCGGCACGGGTTCTGGTTCGGGTTCCTCATCACTGAACAACCCCGCAAGCGAGTAAATCAACCACGGAATACCAAGCAGCAGGAATAGGGCACCGCCAACGAAAGACCAGTGTTTCCAGATAGGCTTAATATCCGATGCCTCCCGCTCTAACACCTCCTTTTTGCTCTGGGTATGGGACTTGTAGAACGGGAAGATAGTTTTGTCATACTTCCGCTGCTCCTCGTTCACTACCGCACCACGCCAACCATCAACAACTTTTTTGGTATAGGTACTGGTTGAGCCAAGGGCCGTGTTTTTGATAGTACGGTAAAGAATCTCAACCAAATTCAGGATATCGGCATCCAGTTGTCGCGGGTTCTGGGTCATCAGCAAGATATCGATACCATAATGCTCGTGCATGGTGTAATACTTTTTCACCGCATCCAACGTTTTACCTTTCGGCAAACTGAAATGAGCCTCATCAATCACATACAAAGGCCCAACGCCTTTATCATCACGCCAGTCATCCATATAGTAATCAGGCGTGGAGAACGGGAAGGTTACCGTTGCACCCTCAAAGTCTGCATAGTCAAACTCAACAACCTTAATCAGTTCCTCAACCTCAGCACCATAAATCTTTTTGAAATGCTCAATATTCAAGGGCAGGTTAGTTATCACCTTGCGACCTGATTTAATTGCAGGTATGACGTGATACTTAACAGCCTCGTAGGACTTACCAGAACGCGGTCTACCCGCAATTAAATAAATCATGAATTAACTACCTAATCGGGTAAACGGAATTAGTTGCAAAATAAGACGAACAGTAATTGCCGTGGTAATCATCACCATAGCTTGAGGCAGGCCAATAAGCCCCATCACACCCGCAACCTCTGGCGGAATAGCCGTTATATACTGCGAAATATCGATAGGCTGCATAAACGACGCCAAACCAGAAAGGATTTTTTCCACAGCCGTCATAAATACATCAAAAATGCCAAACAATAAATCTTGCAGCAAAGTAATTAGTGTTAATAACAACCGATACAAAAAATCCAGCAATTCATTATAAAGGTATTCAACCCATTCAAAAAAACCTTGCACATTAACCCCCAAACACCAATTTACGACACGTCATAAAAGCAGTGAACATGATGCAAATACGAATAAACGTCCATACAAAGGCAGGCAAGCGAATATCATAGCAACCAAAGTCAATAATAATATCCAAACATAAATTCCACTCAGGAGCCTGACTAGGGAAGTGGACATTAAATTGATTCACAACATCAAGAAATGCACCATTTTTAACAGATGTAAAATGCTTCTCGATAATACCGTCCAATCCATCCGTATAACGTGAATCAATAAGACTACTGCAAGTATCATTAGTACGACACCCAACTAAATTACGCTTGCCACCTTTACCAAACTCTTCCATCAACCCCGTTTGCTTATCCAACTCACTATTGACATTATCCAACTTATCTTCAATGGCCTTAGTATCAATCTCCACTTTAATATCATTAGTAATAGAATCAGCAACAGCATCAACCGAAGCCGTGATTTTTTCTGTTTGCTCATCTGACTTCTCAGCCATCAATTGTTTTAACTCATCAATTTGCTCCTGCTCAAGTTTTGAATTATCAGCCAACGCTTTATTAATGCTCTCAATATCTAAATCATTATTTAACTGATTAAGACTTTCATTAATTGCATCCAATTTATTTATATTGGCTGTTTTAAAATCATTGGTTGCATTCAAAATACTATTGGACTTGTTATATATCCGGTCAAAGTGAGTACCATATTCACCCTGAATAGAACGCAAGATTGATAATTCCTGCTCAGTAAACTTAGCCATATGGTCTAATGAAGATGATGATTTTTTTGCAGTCTCATAATATTTGCTCACCAAATCTTGTGTATCTGACCAGTTCTGAAGTTCTTTCGCACTATCACGCTGCAATACTTTTAAATGACCATCAATATTAGAATTAGTCCGATTAATCGCACTAATAACACCTGACATATCTACATCAACTGAAATATCTCCCGAACCAGAACCACCTGAACCAGAACCACCTGAACCAGAACCGCCTGAACCAGAACCGCCTGAACCAGAACCGCCTGAACCAGAACCGCCTGAACCAGAACCACCCGAACCAGAACCACCCGAACCAGAACCACCCGAACCAGAACCACCTGAACCAGAACCGCCTGAACCAGAACCGCCTCCCGTATCACCGCCTCCCGTGTCACCGCCTCCCGTGTCACCACCACTAGACGACTTGTCATTTATTTCACAGAAAGTCTCAATAACTTCAGTTTTACGATTACATTTAGCTTCATTCCTTGCGATTGTTTGATTATCGCCAGCACGACTAGAACATGATTTTTTTGCCTCTTGTTCAGCATCATAAGCAGCGGGAGTGTCACAATAATTGTCATCATCATCACTTTTAATTCGTTTAGTGAACAACGAATAATTAGCAAATCCCTGAAAACTATTATCGTACGTATCGTAAATATCACATTTGATATCCATATTTGCTTCACGATATGCACAATTTCTATATTCATATGCTTTACGGCGACCAGTTCTAAAACCATTCGCACAACTAGCATTTGAAACAAAATAATATAATGGCTTAGGTTCACGACCTTCAATACAAAAATCATCACTCGAAGTGCCAGGAAAGCCCGCAGCATATCGAGAATAATACAGGTCATAATCAGCAAGTGCCGGAAAAGAAAAAATCAGTACAAAAATTAACAATCTGTACATAACACACCAAAAAATAATTGCATAAAAAAAGGCGACCGAAGCCGCCTATTAATTATCTGCCTGACCAACCATATATTACCGCCCAGCCAGTCATAGCACCGATTAAAGCCGCAATAGCTAATATGATGTCATGCAGGAGAGCAGCCATTACGCTTTATTTACAGCACGCTTAGCCAAGGTGATACCTTTATAAGCCATAGTGATACCAACAATAGTTACACCCGCCGCACCAACAGCAGTTGCAACACCTGACAAGTCGATAGCACTGAAATAGCTAGAAACCTGAGAACCACCCTCAGCGGCAAAAGTTGGCGCAGCCATAGAAGTTACAGCAATAGCGAAACCGTATTTTTTAGCAGCGTTAAGAAATTTCATAATAGTGTCCTTATAATTGACGGATTAATTTTTTGGCTAATCCAACCCCGTAAGAGGATAAATAGCCAGTAACAAGAATTGCCCCCAAACCAAAAGTAAAAGCAGAGCTAATTTCAGCGGGTGATAATTCCCAAGTAGAAAGCCAAGTGTCATACTCAGCCTTAGTTACCATCACATACCCGTCACACTGGGCAACGGGTATATTTTCAATTCTTAAATACCCTTGAGCATTTGTATTTACGCAGGTAGGCAAGGGTGCCCCCTTAATTAAACTTAATTGCTGAATGATTTATTTTTGCAGCAGCGTTATTTATTCGTCGGCTTTGACTCTAAAGACGGCACACCCAATAAATTCCAGCCAGAGAAACTAATATGTTTACCGCCATCACCCGCAAACGAACGCTCAGTGTGTTGGATCTTAAATTCAGCTTTCTTATCAATCAGAGTTTTCAAATCAGTACCACCGCCCATAGAATCCCATAGGTCAGGGGAGACACGGCATTCAACCACCTCAGAAGGGTTAAATAGCTGCAAGCGAACCACACCGGAATCACGGGATTCACCAGTGCTCTGGTTAGTGTTGGTTTTCTTCTCGATGTCGTCTAGGTCGTTAATTCGTGCTGTAACAATCATTCTTCAATTCTCCAAAATCTTTATTGGGACAGTTATTGACACAAGTCCAAGGAAGAGCCTAAAAGGCGGGAACCCTCCCCGGGGGCGGGTCCCCTCCCGCCTTGCGGCTCTTCAAAAGCCCCTGCATCAAATACGTAAGCGGAAAGCTCATCTACACGTTGTAAATATTGTTGGTACTGCTCGTATTGCTCATCAGCCATACGTCGATACTCATCCTCACGTTCCAGCACCTCGAAGATGTCAGAGACACCCGTCATGATGCGCTGAGTACCGCGCAGGAATTGCTCTTTGTTTTCGGTTTTCCATTTGCGGGCACGTGTGGCAAGGAAGGCCGCACGGAACACCACGCCCACAACCCGGGCACTGGAATCATCGCCGTAACGGGTTTTCGTGGTTTTGGTCGAAACTACCTCTTCACCCCATTCGTTAATCAGCTTTTCCATGATCTGCGGAACTTGGTAAACAGGCTTAATAGTCTGGTCATCACGACGGACAAACACACCGCCCATAGCGAGGCAGAAGCTTTCCCAGTCGGATTCGTCAGCCGCACGACGGACATTTTCAAGGGTGAGCCATTCACCCTCATCGAGATGATTGAACAAGGCATCATCCTCTTTAAATTCTTCACGGACGCGGCGCAGCTCACGCCACACAGTCACGGACGGGCCACCAATAAACTGGAATTGGCGGATACGGTTCACCCGGGCCCAAGTCACCACACGCTCAGCCGCCGCCACACCCTCAAGAACAGTAGAGCGGTCAGAATCGATGTGCTTACCATCGATATTCTTTGACAGGTACTTAGCGACATAGCCAACCGCCGAACCTTTCTCCCAATCAATCGCCTGAGAGGTGAAACGGTATTTTTTCGCCCCGGGTTCCTCTGGTGTATCTTTCATTGCCGCCGCCCGGAACAGGTCGGTGACTTTCTTTTGCTGGCTCTTTTCCATGAACAGCAGCAAATGCCAGTGCGGGCAACCGTCAGCATGAGGCTCAACAACCCGCAGGCCATAAACCTTGATTTCAGCCTTATCGAGAGCCTTACGGAAATCAGCAAACATGCTGGTCATGTAGTCATGCGCGTCCTGAGTGGACGGGCAACCCGCATCAAGCCAAGCCTGATTAACTTGGTTGTTAGAGACAGAATGGAAGCGGCTAGGGCAGGTCGGAGTGTAGAACATACCAACATGGCCGCTTGCCTTAGCGATATTCTCAAACCCCTTGAGCCGGACAAACATTTCAGCGCGGCGAACCTCCGGGTTAGAAATGGATTTACCCGCCAGCTCATGCAAGCTGAACCAGTTAGATTCGTCATCCTCGTCATACGCAACAGTATTTTTCAGCACTTCACTGTTACTCTCGTCACGCTGACGACGACGGCCAAGAGAGAAATCAGAGCAATACGCCTGACCATGTTTATGGACAATCGTCAAATCCCGGGCAACACGTTCAATCTCCAATGCAGAACGACGACGCAACGTACGACGCCACCAAAGCTCATTGGTTGCACGGTTAATCAAGCTTTGAAGCTGGTTGTTTTCTCTGGCCTTTTTAACTTGGTCAGGACGAAACGCCAAACCGTAGTCAGACAGAATGTCACAAGCACGGTCAAATGCCTCGATGACATCCTTAATACCCGCGACCTGACGCATGACAAACGCGGATTTGGCCTTAGCAAAATCACACAGTTCCTCATCAGTAGAAGTGTAACGAAACTCAAGTTTTGACAAGCGCTTATCAGCGTTTTCCAATGCACGAAGTGCTTCAAGATGACCAATTTTATCCGCCATCCTAATGTATGCACGGGACATCACTGGCGCAAAATCACGATGTGACTTACAAGCATCAAAGGCGCGAACAATCCAACTTTTCTCACCAACACAAACTGTTTTCTTACCCCAATCATCATCCCGAGACACAATCACAGGCTGGGGCGCGGCATAATATGGATTGATGCCATAAGCATCAGTGAACATGCTAGCGACCACGTTATAACATTCAGGCATAGCCGGCAGAGAACTCTTAGCGTCACGCGGTAACGTCAGCACGGATGAGTAATCACCAGATTGTTGAGCCAAAGCATAACGCTCAAACCAATTCAGCTTGGAGTGCTCTAACTGCGCTAATTGAGTCATGATTAAGCGTCCTCAACAGAAGCGCGAATCCACATAGAATCAATAGCGGTCAATGCGTTCTCAGCATCCTCAATGAAACGATGGTACAAGCACACATCTACCTTAAATTTCTCAGCCTCAGCAAGGTCGCGCCGCAATGTCACTAAACGTTCTCTCAACGCAAAAGAGGCATGTTCAAAAGCACTATATTCATCCTTAGTAACAACAATAGGTTTATTGTTTTGAGGAACGACACGAGCACGTAGCTTGTCACGAGCTTCACGAAGACTCTTTGCTGGAGAGGATTTGGTAGTAGTCATGATGTGCCTCAATGCTTATGTAATTACCAAGTTTGGTAATCGTAATTACCAGCTTTGGTAATTACAAGATACCAATTTTGGTAATTTAGAAGCTAAAATGAGGAAAACACAGGAGGATTTATGTATCAAAATCAACTGCTAGACGCATACAAAACTGCAAAAAACTATGTTCAAGACAAGCAAATTGCACACGACCTAGCTGTTGGTGCATCAAGAATCTCTGAATACAGAAGTGGCAAGCGCCAAATGTCTGATACACAAGCAATTTTTCTGGCCGAAAACTCAAATATTGACCCGCACCAAGCATTAATCTATCTGGCAGCAGAAAGAGCCAAGGATTACAAAGCCCAGCAGTTATGGAATGACATCACGGCAAAATTGGGTAGCCAAGGTTTTTGGGGCTTAGTCCTTGGTTTTACAGGATTTTTAGCCCTTCACGAACAGGAACTTGAGTGCGCATTATATGTATTATGTTAA